ACCCAACCACTAACGCGCTGCTTCTCAATAATCACTTCAGTGTCGTGCATAGCGTCGATTATCTCGCGAGATTTACCAGCCTTGATAGCGTCATCCTTCGCCTTATTTCTAATGATAATTGCAACATTGTCTGGATTGTCGATAAGTGCAGATGATCCCTTGACGTGATACATTGTTGGTCTTTCGCCTTCAACTGGCTTGCGAAAATGACATACGAGATGCACATGACTGCCGCTTTCCTTGACAAAATTTTGCAGAGTGTTCACGATTTCAGCCTGCTTTTCCATGTCAGCTTGACCTTTAATTCTCATCATTGAGTCAATAATGAAATCTGTGCATCCATATCTACGATTGGCAAACCATAGCATTTCCATCAACTCTTCCATTGCTATACTTCCAACGACATCAGCAAATAGAAGATACCTACCTATTTCTTGACAGAATCGACGCAACTTCGGCTCGTTGATCTCATGACCCATACAAACCTTTGCTAACCTGCCAATTTGATTCTCAACCAACATCTCCATGGTTGCCTCAAAAATATATCTCCTCTTACTGACTACGTTTGCCTTCAAAAAGTTAAGCATAGTACTCTTGCCAGCAAAGGCTAAGCCGCCCCATACTGTCAATTCTCCTGGTCGAAAATAAAACCCAGTACCCTCATGCCAATCGCCCTTAAAAAATGGCAATGTAAAGGCTTCCTCCTTGGGGGTGTATGAAGCCACAACACGTTCCTCCAACTCATCACCACGCACGAATTTATGGATTGCGGCCATCTTGGCATTTCCAATCCAATCTAAAGCGTCCTTTTGAGTGTAGCCAGATTTTAGACAATCGTTCGCATCCTTTTTGGGCATTGAGACAATCATGCAACGATGCTTACCTAGACGCTGGATGATCTTGTCGGTTAATTCTCTTCCGGCTTTGTCTTGATCAAATGCCAGATAAATTGTGTCAAATGGAGCTAGATTATCCCACTCGTACTCAACCCATGATGTGCCGGTGCCATTAGGAATAGAGATAGAATCGACTCCCCATTGAGTCCACGTCATGCAGTCGATTTGACCCTCGCAAATAAGAACTGTTTTATCCTTATATGCTTGTTCATTGAGTGCATGCCATCCAAACATACATGGGGCGCAATCTTTTTCCTGCCACACCTGCTTAGGTTCAGTAAGAGTACGATATGAACGATTGATCAACTCGCCATCTGGCGCGTAGCATGGAAAAACAATAGCCTGTCTTTCGCGGACTCCCTCAACCTTAAATTTCCGTATGATGTCAATCTTCAAATGCCTGGAACCTGTGAGATATGCAACACCTCTACCCTCTGTGGCAAGTTCAGGTATGGAATTTACAGGCTTGCGGTAATCCTTCTTTTTTGCATCGACTGGATCATTAATACCAAGGTAATGTTTAGCCTCCTTGATGGCTTGTGCCGCTGTAATTCCTTTTGTGATGCGCCACAAATCGAGAAGATCGCCTTTATTGGAATCATCAGCCCAATCTCGCCAGTTTCCAACGTAACTGCCAACAAAAGCCACCTTCAGGCTTTTTCCTGGCGATCCAGCAATGTCTCCACACACCCAAAACTGTCCATCTTCTTTGCCGCCAGGAAGAAGAAGCTTACAGACCTCTAAAGCCTTGTTTGAGAGCTTTTGGCTAATATCAGCTACCGTTACCATACTGACACCTCCTCGACGCTCTGAGGGCCATCTGTGTGCGAAATAGAGGCATCTGGTGAATTATTTTCACGGTATGATTCCAAAACTTTGTTGAAATCGACATCTATGGTCGATTCTGGCTCTGGAGGAAGCTTTTCAAACCACTCTTGAAATTCCATAAAATTAGGGTTGTCCTTGATTGGATCGGCAAATGCAATTGTTGAAGTTGGCTCGAAAGCAGCCGCATCTTCGGCTGATATTTTATCAAAATGGATGCCTTGCCAGCCTCCCGACATGGCCTTGTTCACAGCGCATCGCAACACGCCGATTGGTTTTTGCCGACAGGTGGTCAAGAGCGCCCTCCATCCACGATGCGTGTAACGCTGTTTGCGTTGTGACTTGTCCTCAAACCATTCTGCCATGGTTGATCGAAAGTCGTGTGAGTCGGTTTCTTCAAACAACGGCGAATCAAGCCTGTCAGTACTTCCGGTTATTCTCTGTTTAATTCTCTGTTCTTCTCTGTTTGTGTGAACGACGTTCACTGGTTTAGGCAGGAGGTTCACTGGTACCCCAGCAGGAGGTTCACTGGTTATGGCAGGAGGTTCACTAGTGAACGTGCTGCGGGGGTGCGGCAGGTTCACTGGTTGTGGAACGACGTTCACTGGTTTAGCTAAATCAACCACCGCAGGAGGTTCACTGGTTATGTCGATATTGTAAGATGATTTGAATCCGTTTCCACGGTTAATCTTGATGTGTTTTAGACGTTCCAAATCCTTCAAAGCGGTAGCTACAGCCCGGTTTGAAAGCCCTGTAAAACTCATGATGAGCGACACGCTTGGATCACATCTCTCAGACTCTTGATTGTGGCAATCACACAGGCAAAGCATTACCAACTTTTGAGTTGGTGACATCTTGCACATCTTGAATTTATTGATGGCTTTAAGGCTCATAATTTGTCTCCTGATGGCTTTATTCTACCGTGGTGAAAAATGACGTATTGCTTAGCGTCTTCTATTTCAAACTCGCTTAATCGAAACCATTCTCCCCTGATTCGATAGGCTGAAAATCTAGCATGTAGCTCCTTCTCAAGGTCGATAGTGCCCTCAATAGAAGCCAGCAATTCGATTTCAGGCTCCTCAGACTGAAGAGTTTTTTCTCTAAATTTAGGATTTTTACTAAATCCAATTTTAATGAAACCATTTCTAGTGTTCTTCATAAGGTAAACAAATGCAGTTTTCATGGCAATTTCTTCAACTGCTTGTTTTTGTATGCAATCCTCGCAAATCCACTCGTGCTTGTCATTTCTTCCGTTGGCTTTTGAATCTGGAGTTAGACCTCCACAAGTGATGCAAATGACGTAATGCGGCTTCTGTCCTGCATGAACTTTTTTATGACAACCGAGGCACAGTGTTTGAAGAAGCGTCAATGGATAATCCCACGGCATCCAACCGGTAACGTATCCAAGATGGTGGACGCAAAGCGTTACTTCTGGGTTTTTCCTGCCACAGTTCTGGCAGGTATAGTGATCATAATGAAGTGCTTCTTTGCGCTTCGCTAGCCATCGGTGATCAAGGAGGAGATTTGCGTACCAGTTGTGCATCTTAAAAACAAAAAGGCCGCTCAGGTTGCTCCCCCGGTTGCGGCCCGGTTTTACCCGGCGAGGAAGCGGCCTGAACGGCCAATGATTGATAAAGTATCTGGTTCTATATGGACGCAACTCCCAAGAACTTCGACAAACAAACGCTACTGCATCAAAACACCCAGTCAACAAAAACTACCCAATCGCGGCCAGTTCTTCGTGCTGTGCCAGCACATTCTGCACATAGGAAGAGTCATCAACTCCAGCTTCGAGCAGGCAATTGTAAAGCCTGTCTGCATCCTTGCGAGATTCGACCAGCTTACCACGCCATATTTCCTCGATGCGGATCAGTTGCGCCTGGAAGCTCTCCTGGCGCTCTTGAAGGCGTTGGTTTAAATCGGTGATCACCTCACCTATTTTGAGGCATTTAATCTCCAATTCGGCAGATTTCGTGATAATACTGTTCCGTTCTAGCTCAAGTTTGCGAGCAAAGTCTGTAGAAACCATGTATTCTTGGGCAAAAGCCATTTTCTCAGCCGCATCTGTCTCTGGTGTATTCATATTATTGTAATTCTAACGTATAAACTAAAACTCACTGGTTGCCGCTCTTAACCTTAACACGCTCAAGTCCGCGTCCTGACATCTTCCAGCCTGGGTTTTCAGCATGCCAACGCTCGCTGACAACGTAATGGTTTTTACCCATCGGCCACCAATCAAGCATATCCTTTAAGTCGCCCTCAAGCATTTCGTTTTTCATGTCATCCCATTGCTCGCCAAGCAGCTTTAGACGCTCTTGCATGAGCTTGATTTCCTTTAGAGTGCTCCAATAGCTTAACATCGTCTGGCCTAGTGGCGTAGAACATGGGTCAGCACATTCAGTGACGCGCACATGTGGAATAGCCATCATTTTAGCAGCGAATACCGCTCGCTCGTTGTCTCGCGTAGCTTTGACGTTTTCGTCTGAGTCTGGATTTTGTCGGAACGATGTCATATTCAGTTATTGATAAAGTGTGCGTCGATCTCTGCTGCGATGCCCTCAACCATGTCGTCCAACGTATCGACAGCGCATTCCCAAACTGCATCGCGCATCAATGGGTCATAACTGGCGATCTGAATGGCTAGCAGGTGGATAAGGACTTGTGTAGTCTCGTCCTTGGATGCCTTAGTGCTATTAAGTGTGCGAGCCAACTGATTGTGAAGTCGGCATTCCGCGGATGGTTGTTTTGAGTTTGCCATTATTTGATTGTTCTCCGGCAGTATTCAGCAATGAGCAGACCGTCCGCAATTGCATGTGTAATCTTCAGATGTGGAAACAACTGCTGAGATTTGGCCTTGCTCACGTTCTTATCGCCTTTTGTTAGGCATCCAAGCTCCTTCTGCCATCTTTGCGGAGTGACATAAGTGTATGGGATGCGTGCGGCGGTGAGTGCCATCTCAAGGTTTCCAAATCCACGTCCAAATTTGAAGGACGATGAAACACCCTGCCCCGGCATGGAATGCACAGATTCAAGACAGCAGTGAATCGTGTCTCGCTTAAAATCGTCTGGATTCCATTCATCAAACACTTCCCACAAATCGGTCAGAGTCTCAGGCATTTTTACAGCCCAAGCCTTCGCTGGATTGTTGTCAGGAATGAAGGCGATGCTACCAGATTGTCCTGGGTCCACTCCGATAGACAGCTTCATGATCCCTCCATTTCTAATTCCATCACGCGAATCCTAGCCCACTCAATCCACTCGGATTCAGCCTTGCTGATTTCCTCCTTGCACGAGTGATAGACGATTGCGTCGTCAAACAGTGCGATCTTTTCTTTACTGGGAGTCATAGGTCGATTTCGTCTGTATTGAAATAATTACGCACGTTGCTGCTTGGATATGCAGCACTAAGAAGCGGAAACACCAAGTCCATAATTGTGGCTCGGCATGTCATGTCATCGTCTGGAATCTCGATTGAGATTGTTGGTGATGGTATGCCTTCTCGCGGAGGATTAATTGTAGGCTCAAGAGTAAGTTTCATATAAAAAATGGCCGATATAACCCTCGGCCAACGGGCTTGTTGATTTAGATTACCAGGGAATAGTTTCGTCGGGTTCGTTATCCTGCATCAGTGGGTGCTGCTTAGCTGGGACAGCAGTTCTTGGTGCGGACTGAGAGCCACCTTTTTGCGGCATCCATTTTCCATTACCAGCTATGATTGCTTTTTCTCCAGCATCACGAGCCTCTTTATTTGGTGACTGTTTGAGTGTGTGAGTATCTCCGTAAGGTGATTCACGATCATTTTCGTAAAGCACAAGGTCAACGTAAGTGCCCTTAGCTCCTTTGAAAAACCACTCTTTTTTGAGCTTGGTTACGTCTAGTTTAATGATGATTGGTGTTGCCATATTGTTTTTGTTATTTTAACCAGCGTTTTTGCTCCCAGATTGGTACATCTAGTGAGATAATTCCCTTACCGTATCCTTGCCACTGTCCGGTTTCAAGACACTTCTTGAAAGTTTCGATAGCGTAGTCCATCTGCGCTTGACCAATGGCAATTGCCTCTGGTGGTGGTTGATAAATGCACACGTCTGCGGCTTCGTTTGTCTCAGCGACCAGCCAAAAATAGGCGGGTTCCACATCGAGGCCAAGCTCAAGAGAGAGCAACGCCTTGTAATATTGCATCTGCATCATGTAGCGCAGACCAAAAGCCTTGCGTCCCCACAACTCAGGATCAGCTTCACTCGTTGTTTTGAAGTCCACGATGATAGGCTTACCACTTTCATCCTGGCCGTATGCGTCGAGACGCCCCTTAATCTCAACACCTTTGTAATTGTTCACAATGCCTACTTCGCGCTGCTTGCACAGGTTGAGCATGTATTGAGCGTCAGGGCTATTGCGCACAGCTTCAACCGTGCGGACAACTGTTGCATGCTCAGCCAGAGAAAGGATGGTCATGCCAGCGTGTTTATCGCGCCATGCCTTTCCTTCTTTGGTCCGAAGATCAATATCAACAGGCTTAACGGTGTGGCTGTATGGTTTGCCTTCGAGAATAGCTTCGTGAATAATCGTCCCCATGGTCATCTCAATCGTTGGCTCAAACGTCTTTTTGAGCGATGACTGATAATGCTTTGGGGACTTGAGGATGGTCTTTAGGCTACTGAAATTAGCAGCCGGATGAGACCTATAAATTTGTTCGTCTAGAATGATCATTCCGCAACCTCCTGCATTGATGGCAGCGCAAGGCTTGCGGTTGGTTTTGGAGTTACATCGCGCTCAAGAACGACATCGCCATCTTTCTCGATGTGCTCTGCGATCTCGCTAGCAAGCGGCAGCAGTTTGCACAGTCGGCGCAAAGTGGTCTTCTTTGCCATCTCACCGTAATCCGTAACCCATGGACCAGAGTTACCAGAGCGCGAACGCTTGCGGATAGCATCAACCTCATCCTTGGTCATGGTGGCGGTTTGAGTCTCGCCAGACTTGAGCACAGCTTCTGCGTACACAGCCTGGATTTCTCCACGAGGTTTACGCCATTCGACCTTGTGCGTGATTTTGCCATTTTCCCATACGAACTCATCATTCTCACAAACGAGTTCAGAGCGAATGCTGACAACATCACCGGAGCGACGGACAAGCTCGATCATACCAATATATGAAAGAATCAGAGTGCATTCAGATCCGTATGGAATCAGATAAGCACGTCGTCCATCTGGTTCAAGGCCAGCGGCTGATAAATCAAGCAAGCACTTAAAAAGGCTGGTTTGCGTGCAATCCTGCAACTTTGGAGTGCGCTGCAATGCTGTGAGAGCAATGCGAGAGAAACGCTCAGGAGTCATGTGCTTCGGTAATGCCAAAGCTACTTGCTCGCGGAACTTTTCTCCGCCGATCATCTCCTTGAGAGTCGGCTGTTTAATCGTTGGTTTTGTTTCTGTATTGTTGTCGCTCATGTGTTTTGTATGTGGGTGAGAAATTAACTAAACCTAAGTTTGAATGCTGCGATAATGCTTTTCCAGTTATCCGGTTTTCGTTTTGGAAATGGATGGTTGGTGCGCCCGATAACTGGCATGGTGCCAACATCAATGCCAAGGTAATCGAGTGCGGCGATGACGCCTGGAGTGCGATCTACATTCATGCCAGCTTTCCGTGCATATATTCGCGACCTGCGTTGTAGGCCATCTTCACTTCGACGGCTTTGCCAATGTCGATGCCACGTGCTTTAGACGAATCCAAAACACGGATAATGATGTCTGCGAATTCTTCTTCTTCGCAGGTAAGTGGGCAATCTTTGTCGCATTGGTTCTCAAGGTGTCCTTTGCGTGCTGCCTCCCAAAGTTCGCTCACTTCTCCATGCAGATTTGCTGTCCATTTGGAGTAGAGTTCGACGGAAGAGTATTCGTAATCCGCGTCATGGAATCCTTTGTCTGATGCGTTTTTATAGGCTGCATCGGCCAGTTCATTTAATGCTTCTCTTGTATTCATATTTTATCGGGTTGAGTTGTAACTTTATGCTTATTTGTCCGCTTTGTCCAGTTGCTTTTTCGGCGCTTTTAACGATTGCAAGTATTCCACAATCGTTGGCACCGTTTCTTTGCGTGGCTTCACTTTTCCGCTGGCCCATTCGTAAAGACGCTGGCGATCAGTGCCGATCAATCGAGCCATTTTAGTTGCTGATCCGTGCGGACCTTCATCGAGGTGTTTTTTGAGTAGTGCTGCTAGGTTCATATTAGTGGACTGAAAGGTATTCGAGGGATTCCATGCACTCAGGCTCGCGAGCAGCCCAACGCATGATGATGGCTTTCATGGTGCCAATTTTGGCGGATTTGCGTTCTCCGCCGTCAGTATATTGCTTGGCGGCTCTAAAGAGAATGTCTTGCAATAGCTTTTCAGCTTTTTCATATCTCTCTGTGTATGTTAGTAGCGGCATCGGCTCTTGTTTGGTTGTCATATAGTATATTCAATATTAAATCATTCGTCCGCTTTGTGCAATTTGTTTTTCAGCCCTAATTTCAGATTGAAAATTATCATTTGCGTGCAACTATAACGAAGCCGCGAGGAATTGGACTTTCTTCGCGGCCTCTAACCCCAACACTCATAAACGTCATGAATGAAGAAGCTAAAAAAATCGTAATCCCATTTAATTATATTGGCAAGACCAATGAATTACCAAGCGCAGAATTGGTTAGAAAAATGTTCGATTATGATCCATTAACCGGAATATTACTTTGGAAGTGGCACCCAACATCAACCAAGGTAATGAAGGGTGGGAAAATTGCTGGAAAGGATAGTAAAGGTTACTTAAAGGTAAAAGTATTTAGAACTTATCATTGGGCGCATCGTTTGGCTTGGGTTCATTATTACGGCGAGCCACCAAATGGCTGCATAGATCATATGAACGCCATCAAAAAAGATAACAGCATTGCAAATTTGCGTGTAGTTACTTATAGCGGAAATCAGCAAAACAGATCAGAACACCGCAAGAAACTAGCGATAGAAATTCTTCGTCTTGCGAATTGCGGCTTCGGCTCTTGTGGGGCTTAAATTTCGTTTTCGGCTATTGTTCCACTTTCCTGCCACCAGGGTTTTAGCTTGGCGAGTTTGCGGTCTTCGGCCTCGCGTCTTTCCTGCGCTTGCCGCGCTTCGTGCTCTCGCTGGCGTTGTGCCAGGAGAGCGAAGAAAGCAGCGAGTTTATCGGGTTGCTGGTTCATGTGGTTTTAAGAATTGCAGCAGCAAGGAAACGCTCTTTCGGCGATGCTGTTGGATCAAGAACCATGGCTTTAAGCCCGGCTTTCCGTTCGTCTGCCCAATGGGCCGGATGCTGGCGAAGGCATGGCATAGGCGGATACTGGACAGAGGGCGGCAGCGTCCCCGCTTCTTCGGCTCTCTCGATGGCATCCGCGATGAGCGTGGCAACATCTCGTGTAGAGTTGCTGGTCGGAAAGGATGCCCGCATTTCGTGGCAGGTAATCCAGCCTTTTTCGTCTTCGTTCAGTTCGATTGTAACGGTAAGTTTCATATTGTGGTTATCCTTTATTATTCGGCGCATAATCGCGCCCTCTTGCCATCTTGGCGGCTGGCGATGCCGCATAGATAGCAAACGGGCAAGATTTAGGCTTTATCCAGCACTGCCCAGGCTGGCGTTTGCTTTGAACCGCGAATCTCCGCCGCCTCGTTTGAGCGCTCCGCAAGTCTGCGAACGTGCGCCCGGTGGCTGTCCATCTCTTGACGGCTTGCGAACTTGGAAGGCAAGATTTCCAGATGCAAGCGAGCGGCCAGGGCGTAGAGGTCTTCCAGACTCATCTGCGCGATGGGCACGCGGAGTTCTCCAGCTTCATCTTTGCGAACCTCGCATGCGATTACTTGGCCGGATGGCAAGCGGTCTATTGCGAGGCCCACGATGTTATTGATTGCACAGAATTCCTGTGCGTTATGGTTTAGAATCATGTGTTTTCGTTTTTGGTTATGTGGTGCCCGGTTTGAGTCCCTGCAAGATGGGCAACCTTGCAGGGCTAGGGTTTGCACCCTTTGCTCCCCTCTCGCGTGGAAAGGGGAGACAAGGAAGCAAATCAATTGAGCCTGTAGGCGTAAAAATCGCCTTCTAGCTCGATTTCATCGCCATCGTAGCGGCTCAAAGCATGGCCTCGTCCATCGTGGCGAGCGTCTCGCTTCCACAGAACAGCATCGAATTTGATATATGGCGCGAGGTTACCTACTGCCACTTTTTCCACCTCTGGTTCAATGCACTCCTCAATATAATTGTCTAGCTCTTGATCCCATGCTGAATCCGCTTCCTCATCTGTTCCAACGCTGTACTCTTGCGAGCCTAGCGAGTAGATTGTCATACCGTAATGGTCGTGACTTTCCTCGCTTAATTCGTCAGGTGAACATTCGAGGTGATTAGCTAGTGCCAGTTTCTTTTCTTCGTTGTCAGTATTCATAAGTTTTTGTCTTTCGTTTTTGGTTTTGGTTTTGTTAAAGTATGGAGGCGGCGCATCCTGCTAAAATGCCAGCTACGGCGAAAAGCCAGAGCCATAGAATGACTTGGCGATGGAACTGCTGCCGCTGGCGATGGCGCGAGGCGGCTAGATAGTGAAGGCGAAGGTTGTTTGGTTCGGTGGTCATGTGTTTTTGGTTTTTTGGTTTAATACCATAGTATAATGGCTATGGCGAAAAGCGAGATCGTGCCAAGTATCCATGCTAGGAGCATGGCAATCATAATGTCTGGTGTTTCGTGGGGTGTCATAAGGTTTAAGCTAGTTTGGCAATTCCGTTTTTGATTGTGATTTGCGAAACCGAAAGGATCTGCAAGCCCTGCGTTCCGCCCTCTTCCTCCATGGAATCGATAAAGCGTTCCTCTGCGTGTTCGGAATTGAATCCGAACATAAGGCGGGACTGCGTTTCAGAGTCTTTTGATTCTCTGTAGGTGATTTTATAGCGTTTCATATTGTGTTCGTGCTTTGTTTTGTTTTATGCTTTTGCGATTACAAGCAGGCCTTGCAAAATCAGTGCTTTGCCTTGGTTCGTGATGGAATTCACAGCTTTCTCTTCACCGTTTGCAGTGATGAAAGCCGCAAGTCTGGCTTGATTCTCTTGGCTCTCAAACATCGCTCCAAGTGATTCGCGAGCGATGTCAAAAAGGGCACGATAGTTTTCGCCGGATGAAAAAACGTGGTGATGATGCTCGCTGTTCGCGAAGTGCTCGCGGAGCTTATTGAGGGATTGATTTAGAATTGTCATATACGTTGCGTGCTTTGTTTTGTTTCCCGCGTGTGAGATGCGCGACCCCTTTTTTGGTTTATCTAATCCAATGTATAGAGTTTTTCTCAGCGAAGCTGGCAAGTTGGTTGCGATTCCATGCCTTGACGAATGGCGCATGCGTGCTTAGTACCATTTCTTTGACCTTAGAGGAGATACCAAAGTCTGATTCACGAATGAACCCCACAGAGCATGGGTTAGCGGTTCCGTTTATTAATTCATAAGCAATTGTATTGCCTTCCGGGCATGGGAAGTCCTGTCCGCTCGTCATTTCACAGACGAGGTTGATAGCTTTAATTTCCAAGTCGGGGCAACGGGAGACGATTTCCAGCATGTTGTTTTGCTCGCCTTGTGGCAAAGAGAGACAACGGTTTACGGGGTAAAAGGCTCCAATCGCGCCACGTTTCCGGGCGGAAAAAGCGAATAGATAAGGGGCTAGATCTTGATTTTGCATGCGTTGAATAGAGTCCGGGGATGTTTACCGGACTCATGGCAAGGCATGAATGCAATGTGTGATAAGCTCTCCTATCCTTTGAGCTAATGGGGTGAGCGCGACTGGCACCATGAACGCGGATTATCTAACTGGGATAATAGAGCACAAAGCGGACACATTGGCAAGCACAAAGCGGACAGTTTGAAAAAAGAGTTGAGAAAAGAGGGCTTTAGCGGGATTAAATGCCGATTATGGCGAACACTCCGGTTTTAACAGACGAACAATGGGCAGAGGCACGGCGATGTGCTGAAATGGGCATGACGCTCAAAGAAGTGGCGGAAGATTTCGGCATTGAATATGAGGCAGTAAAAAAGAAAGCCCAAAGGGAAAATTGGTTAACCGTTTTCAAGCTGGAAAGAATGCTGGCGGAGACAAAAGAGAAAGAGGCTAAACTTTCAGAAAATAGTGAAAAGTCCCCGAAAGTCCTCGATAGCTCTCTTTCTTCTTCTGGCAGCATAGAAAAGCGCCTCCTTGCCTTCCATACTGCCAACAAATTAGGACTCGCCAGGGCAGCAGGAAAGGGCATAGAAACCGCATTAGAGCTGATGGACTCCGGCGAGATAAAGCCAGCCAATTTGCAAGATTTGAAAATGCTGGCAGACATTGCAAAGATCGCGTGGGGCGGAGATACGCAGGCCCAAGCCGTCCAAGTTAATGTCCTTAGCTCCCAGCCGATGGAATTTTCCCCTCACTTCGAGCCTGCTATTGAGACTGGAAAGGTGGTTGAGGTGTAAAGTGTTGAGTATCAACAACATTGAATTTGGTGTGCTCGCTGTAGTAAGTATCTATAACTTTACCATGCCATTCCCGGCCTAGTTTTCCCTCAATTGCGGCGGGGCGTGGGATGGATGGACTGGCTAGCTAGCGGCGGCGGTAGCCAGTAGCCAGGGCGCGGTGCGGTAGCGGTAGCCAGTAGCCAGGGCGCAGGCCACGGGGCGGGCGCAGTAGGCGGGGCGGGGCGCGTCCCGTGCGTAGCGTATATATTCACTCCCCTCATAAAATTCCCCCACATAAATATCTTCTACCATTACCACCACCGGGTCTGATTTATTTATTCACCCACCCCAGGGGTCTTTTCTGTAAAATCATCCTCAGCAATTTCTCCCTCTAAATTATTTCTTATACCATTTGATTCCGTCCGTTTGTGTGTGATGTTTACCGCAGTGAACTACTACAATGAATATGACAAAAAGACCGCCGCATGGCTGCGAGAACTCATCAAGGCTGGACTTATTCCAGATGGAGTTGTGGACGAGCGATCAATTACAGATGTGCGTTCAAGCGATCTCGCCGGATACACGCAGTGCCATTTCTTCGCCGGAATCGGAGGATGGAGCCTTGCTTTGCAACTTGCAGGATGGCCCTCAGATCGTCCTGTGTGGACAGGAAGCTGCCCTTGTCAGCCATTCTCAACCGCAGGAAAAGGGCTTGCTCAAGCCGATGAACGACATCTCTGGCCTGCGTTCTTTAATCTCATCAAGGAATGCCGACCTGAACATGTCTTTGGGGAGCAGGTTGCAAGCGCGATTGGCAAAGGTTGGCTCGATGGAATATCGGCAGACTTGGGCGAAGAAGGTTACACCTGCGGGTCTGCCGTATTGGGCGCACACAGCGTCGGCAGTCCGCATATCAGACAAAGATTGTACTGGGTGGCCAACTCCAACAGTGGACGATTCCAGCAATGTGACGAGGGAATCGGGAGCTTTCCAGAGTTTGACAAGGACGGTGCAATTAGCGGGATGGGCGACTCCAGTAGTGAACGATACAACGGGCAGCACTCACTGTTACGGCAAGAAGAACCAAGACGGGACACGGGAGATATTCTACAAGCTGCCGGGTCATGCGAAGCTAGTGGGATGGCCGACACCTTGTGCATCGGACAACAGGGACAGGGGATCGTGGGAGAGTCCGGCAATTCAAAGGAGAATCAAAATAGGGAAGTCGATAGAGCTTTCGATGCTGGTTGGAGTGACTTTACAACAGTCGCCTGCCGAGACGGAAAAACCCGTCGCATCCCAACTGAATCCATACTTCAGCGCGTGGCTAATGGGATTCCCCTTGCAATGGACTACCTGCGGGATATTGTCTGCGAACTCGAAACTCAAATAACCCGCTATGCCAAGGAAACCAACAGAACTACCATTGAAGTCGTGCGAGAGATGCAATTCGCTTTTTGGTCGGAAGCGATACAATGGGACGCTAGAGGACGCATCAGCTTACTCTCGCCGGAGATTTTGCTCGCTTCACTGCTCCAACTTGAGAGGAAATTGGGGGGAGTCGAGTTCTGCTCGTCACAGGGTATCATCAGCGCACAGGAAGCCATCATGCTCAGAGTGCGAGAAGACGCCGCCAAAGAGGCAACTCCATGTTCATCACATGGATGGGGATATGCACAACAACTCGCCCGAGAATTTGCAGACGCTTTGTATGAGTTGTCATATGAAAACGCATTGGAGGCAGCGCAAGACATCTTCGACAGGGCGTTAGGCTTCCCTTTAACAACTAAATGCCCATCTAGAACTACACTCCTCAGAGGTTACGGCAATGCAATTATTCCCCAAGTTGCGGCGGAGTTTGCCAAAGCATATTTAGAAATTTCCCAATGATTTCATCATTCCATCCCAACTTCAAAAACCTCACGGGTAAACGCTTTGGTCGCTGGACGGTTCTCTCCCATGTTCCTACGGGTAGAAAAGGATCTTCAACCTGGAAGTGCCAGTGCGACTGTGGGCGAATCAAGCAGAACGTGTTCTATACCGCTTTAACAACGGGCAAGTCTCTTTCCTGTGGATGCCTTAGAACCGATCTATTGCGCGGTAAAGCCGTGGATGTGAAGCCGGAAAGCCCAACTGCTGCTGAAGAGCCTATTGGCGATTTGGCTGAGCTTGAGGCGATGCTGACTGATTCCAAGAAGCCTGTGGTATCTGAGGCTAAAAAACTCATCCTTAACGATCAGCGTCTCTGGCGCTGCATTGCTCGTTGCCGGGTCAAAGGACTCACCTACAAAGGTCAGAAGCCAACGGATTTCTACGTCAAGCTGGCGATGAAGGATGAGCTTGCGATTTGGCTGAGAGGATAAATATCTTATAGTATTTGTTGCATCGACAGAATCGGTGTGCGATGGTTGGTGACGATATGAAACTCACAGAACAAGAAAAACGAATCAAGCTGGCTAAGGCTGATGGGTGGGATGAGTCGCCGTCGGGCAAATGGAGTAATAACGGATTTATTTTGCCTGACCCTCTCAATCCACCAGACTACTTCAACGACCTCAACGCGGTGCAAGAACTTCAAGATAAGTTGACG